ATTCCGAGGATTCCGGCGAGCTGGTAGATGAATTGATATATTCCTTCACCTGTTTCTCCAGTTCCTTGTCGAGATTCGGATTGTCCAGTTCCAGTTTCAGGGCTTTCTCCATCTGAAGTTTGACTTTTTCCCCGGCGTTCATCAGTTTGCGAAGCACCAGCCGCTTCGCTTCCGGGAAAAAATCGACCAGTTCCTCCAGCAAGGCGGTGGTGGCGTGTTCGATGGCGTCGCCGCCCATCGCACTACCGAAATCCTCGTCGGAAATGTTTTGCGCGTCTGCGTCCGGTTTGCAGATGCAGTAGATGACATCGCATAGCAGCACCGGATCGGAAGCCAACTGCTCGAGTAAGTCCACATTCGGGCGGTTCTTCTCATCCAGCTTGACGACATCCAGCAGATTAATGGAGAGCAGCGACCGCACCCGCTTGACGGCGGCGACATTCACCACAATCGTCCAGTTGCGATTCCGGTTATCCTTGAAACATTTCATTATTCACCGCCTCCGGCTCCGCCTTCCCAGTTCGGTTCGCGGGTTGATTTTGCCGATGGTTTCACGTTCACCGCATAGTTGATGACTTCCTCCAGTCCCTCGGTACGGTTGAATGAAATCACCTCGAAATCGGCGTCCAGCCCAACGCCGCCGGTTTCCGCGTCGGCGATAAAAAGCGCAATCGCCGTGTCGTTGAAAAAGGCGTTCTGAATCGCCTGAAAACCGGCGTCGCTGGTATCCCCGGCCAAGGTGAATTCCACCGAGGCGTCCTTGAGTCCGGAGAGAACTTTTTTCCAGCCGGACGACCTGACCGCGACTTCGGCGCTGCCCTTTTCGATGTTCAATGACACCGAGTCGGCGACATGTTTGAGGACCGTCGAGGCTTTTGCCCCGGCCGCTCCATAAAAAATCTTCGCTTCAAAACCAATCTTGTACATAAAAACCTCCGTAATTATTTAATTGACTGACTCCAGAATTTTGAGATTCTCTTCTCATTTGTATTCAATGCCGGGCCGAGAAATGAACGTTTGGGATACTTTCTGCCGTAGTATTTGCCTCCGAATTCATGGGCGCTGCCGGAACGCCCGGCGATGGAATAAGCCGGGCCGATAACCGCCGTCATTTTCGCCTTGTCGACGTTGTAGAGCAACGCCCGTTTCAGCAAACCGCGCCGAGTATACGGCGGGGTTCCGGCGGCGGACTCCTTCGGGCTGCGCCGGATGCTCCTTCTGGCGGTCAGACGGATCGCGGCGGCGGCATGGTTCAGGCTTCTAAACGTACCGGCCTCGGCCTTTTTCCTGACTTTTCGGGCATCAAAACGGGAGCGTCCCCGCATTCTGACCATCTCAGGTCACCCGGAACTTCAGCGTGACGACGCTGGTGAACTGCCGGTACTGCCGCAGGTGTTCAGGATCGTAAACCGGCTCGTTCTCAATCCCGACGCACACCGCTTTCTGGTACCCCGCCAGGCGTTTGCGGTCGAAAATCCCGGCGATCTCCTCGACCAACCGCAGCAAGGCCGCAAGCTGTTCCGGGTCGGCGGTTTTCTTCTGCACCCCGATGTCGATCTGGACTTCCTTGCCTGACTCCTGCCGGGTCACTCCGGAAAACTTGAGCGACTTCGGAACCACCGTCACCTTGAGTTCTTTCAGGTCTTTCAGTTCGAATTCCGGCTTGAGATTGACCTCGGCGGTGAATTCAAACGAAAGCTCCGCGGCATTCAGTTCCACGACCACGGCATCGGACATGTCGATAAGTAATGACATAACTCACCTCGCAAGGTTGGCGACGATCGAACCAATGGCGGCCAGCAGGGCCAGAAGTGCCGCGCCCGCCGCCGAGAGCATGGTACGGCGGATTTCCTCGGCGGGATGGCAGGGCGGATGATGGTGAATATTCTGATCCGAAAAGTGTATATTCAGCATGCCCTTGAGCTCAGCCAACTCCCGTCTGGCCTCATTGATCACAGTCCAGATGTCCTTCAAATCCGGGTTGTCATTTCCGTTCGGCATGGTTATTTTCCTCCGGTGAAGAAGTCGAACACCATCTGCATGCGGTTCCTCGGTTTTTGAGGCCGGGGTTCGGCATAGCTCCTGAAATGCTGGCGGACGAGAATGAGTTTCCTTCTTCCAGTTTCCGGGCTGACATCCCCGTAAACCGCACCGGAGGTCACGGCATCGATGATCTCCCGCTGGTTCCGGCATTCCCGGTCAAGCTCCCGGATGACTTCGTCTTTCCGGTCCAGCTTTTCCAGCAGTTTTTTCAGTACCGCGGTGGTCTGTTCGAGACTTATGGCGGAATTGACGGCGGCGCCGTGGATGAAGTAATCATGGAGAGCGAGGTAACATTTTTTCTGGTACCTGATGACGGCTTCGCGCTTCCAGCCTTTGTAACGGGATGCCGGAACCTTGAACAGCCAACCGTTCAGATATTCCAGGGGAAGACAGATCATCTGATATGTTTTTCCATCGCTTCCAGTCATGGGTGTTACACCCTTAACTGAGCTTAAAACAGGGTCGTTTTTGATGTTTTTCACCTGTTGACTCCAGTCTAATCCCAATGCCGCCGCGATTGGCTTCATGGCGACCATACGCAAGCCATTTTTTTCGATTACTACGATTTCATCTCCGTAAAACGGGACTTTGATTATTTCGTTTTTCTTTGACATGATCACTCCTTTCCTGTAAGTTTAGTGTGTATCCGCAAGGTATTCCGGCAACTGTCGGAGTACCGCCATTCCGGCTCATTGTTGGGAGCCATCACCTCGTAAACGAAACCTTCCTCGACAATCTCATCGCCCGCTTCGGGCAGGACTTTGGCGTTATTCAACACCAGATCGGAGGCGCTTATGAGGTAATCCCGGCTCTCGATATACTGGAAGCGGCCGTAATCATCGGCAACTTTAAACACCGTTTTGCCGACCGTCGCCGGAAGTACCAGAGAGGCTTCGCCTCCTCTCCGGTAAATCACCGGAGAGGACAGATGAGTTTTCCGCTGGGCTTCCAGCCAGGTAAGCCCGTTTTGCAACATACCCATTATTCAGTCGCGATCAGCCCCAGCGTCCGCAGCGCCGCCAGGATGGAGTCGATTTTGCCGTTGTTGGTTTCGACGTCGTCCTTGAGGGAGTTGTACTCCGCGCCGATGGTGGCGAAATTGTTATTGATCGCCCCCGACTGGTCGGCTGCGGAAGTATCCGCAATCGCCGCCAGTTGATGGGTGGCGCTGGCCGTGCCTCCACTCTGATCGTCGATATCCTCGGCATTGGCTTCGGGGTCGGCTATCGCCACCGCGGCGCTGATCGGCACATCGCGGGAAACGTTGATGATCACCCGCGCGTGCGCGTCATTATCAGTAGACGCGATGATGGTTTTGCCGAGATATTTATTATTCCCGGCCGCAGTGGTGACGATCTTATTCGTCGCATCCCAGAACACAATAGTTCCAGTTGCAATCGCCGTGCCTTCGCCGGTTGCCTTGGGAATATCGAAGACCCCGACCAGCGCCAGGGCGCCGAGCGTCCCCGCCTTGATATCCAGTTTGGCAATCCCGGCCAGATCGCCGATAATTACCACATCACCCGCCGCCACGTCGGCTTCGGGTGTGAAGTCGATTTCATGACCTCTTTGAACATATTTCGCAAGCATTAAAAGCCTCCATTTTTAAGATTGAAGTTGAAAGAATGGGAGCTTTCGCTCCCTTTGAGTTGAGAGTTATACGCCGGCGGCCTTGACCATGCCGCGATGATCCTGCTCGCGGACGCCGAGGTCAAAATAGACCCGGAACCACAGTCCCAAGGTGTTGAAATCGGTCTCCCCTTGTTCAACCGTCGGGGTGCGTTTGCCCTTCAGATAGCCTATCTCCCATGTATCCACGGTTTTCGGGTCTCCGAAGAGATACCAGCCGGTCTGGGAGTTGCCCGGATAGCCGGAGTTGCCCAGGTACGGGGAGCTGATCACCTCCAGGTTCTCATCCGCCAGCACGTTCAGCGCCGGACGGATCGCCTGTTCGCCGCCGCCCGCCATGACCAGCGTCGCGCCGCGGGTAAGCTCGATCGCCAGATGCTTGAGCGCGGTCGGAACCAGCAGGAACCTCGGTTCGACGCTGATCGGCTGGTTGTCGGCGTCAACCTGATCAAGGAAAAGCTGGATCGCGTTTTTGAGGCTATCGAAACCCAGCGCCGAAGTCGATCCGGTCAGCAGGTTCTTGTGTTCAGTGCTGAACAGAGCGTTGCCGTTGATCTGCATCGGATTGGAAAGCAGCCGCCTGGAAAACAACTGATCGATCAACCGTGCGGCGCGGTTGCCCATCGCGACCGGCACCTTCATAAACGCTCCCAGATCGTCATTGATGATATGTTTCCGTGACAGGACGAACCTCTTGCCGTAGGTGTCGAGCTGGTTCTTGGCCGATTCCTCGACCAGCCCGCCTTCCTTGATCTCGCCGTCGGCGGCTATCGGCAGCAGATCGCCGACGTCGGTCAGGCGGAAACGGTCGTTTTCCTTGAAGTCGTTCAGGTCGCCGCTGCTGCACAGTTTGGTGGCGATCACCGGCTGGGCATGGTAGCTTTGCAGCAACTTTTTATTTGCCACATTGCTCAAAATCCCCGGCAGGCTGACGCTGGAAAACGCCGCCCGGATAGTGTCGTTGTCAAAACCGCGCGGCGCCGGGATGCCGTCAAGTTTCATGCATTCGATGAGCAGCTGCCGCAGCGGCATGTCCATTTCACTCATGCCGGCTTCGACCGCCGGAGCTCCCAGGGATTTTTCCAGCGAATCGGCGTCCACCCCGACCCGCAGGCACATCGCCGCCTCCAGGGTCTTGCGCATTTCGCCGCCCTCGGGTTTGCTTTTGACGGAAATATGCACATCGGCCGCCGGACGTTCGGCCCGCATCGTCGCCAGCACTTTGGAGGTGACGGTTTCAGGCGTCCAGCCCGCAGAAATCGCCTCGCGTTCGATTTCCGGATAGTCACCGGCACAGATTATCTGGATTTCTCCCACGCGTTCGCGTTCTGCCTTCACCGCCAGCTGCGCCGCTTCCTGAGCCTGGGCCCGGATCATCGGAGGCATCGCCGCCGCTTCGGTTTTCGGGTCTTCTTTGGGTTCTTCTTTGATTTTCGGTTCCTCCTTAATTTTCGGGTTATCGGTTTTTTGGGCCGGGGTGTTTTCCGGCTCTGTTTTTTTGGTTTCGGGTTCTTTTTTCGGGTCTTCGTTTGCCATAGCTGTTCCTTCTCCGGTTATATTTTGGGGTTGAAGATTAAAACTTGCGGTAACTTTCATGGTTGTCTGGGCGTCGGCGCCGCACGGCAGCACCGAAATTTCCCGCAGGGTTGACTGGCGCACATGATAAAACGGCCCGTCAAAAGTCCGGCCGTTGACTTCGCGGCTCGACCTGACCAGCTCGCATTCCTTCACGTCGGCGCCGATGGACAACTGC